TCTTTTAGGGGAGCCATTTTATGTTTCGTCTGCATCTGAGATGGAAATCTCCAAGGCTGGATATACTAGGACTCCAACTAGGGATAAGGTAAGCAGGATAAACAGAGCGGCTATATCTAGCACCACTGATAAATACTCAAGTATAAGGAACGGGATGCTTCCGTATCAGTTTTCCTTAGATGGTGTCAATATCCGTATGGCTATTGAACTATGCCAAAAAGCTTATGCAAATGTAGCAGTGTTTAGAAACGCGGTCGATATCATGGCTGAGTTTTCTAATACGGAAATATTTCTTGAGGGAGGCACACAAAGAAGCAGATCTTTTTTTGAGAATTGGTTCAAAAGAATAAATCTCAACAACCTAAAAGACCAATACTTTAGAGAGTATTACAGAAGCGGCAATATTTTCTTGTATAGAATCGACGGTAAATTCAAAGTCGAAGATTTCAGCAGACTGGTAAGAACTATTCCTTCTCAAAGTGAGGTAGAAAACACAATACCAATGCGATACATTGTGTTGAATCCTTTCGATATTGTAGCCAAAAGAGCCTCAACATTTTCTACCGGGGCTTATGAAAAAGTATTATCTGAATACGAATTATCTAGATTGCAGAATCCTATCACAGAAGAGGATCAACAAATTTTCGATAGTTTGCCACAAGATATGAAGGACGGAATCAAAAATGGTTCCTATTACACAACCGGACTAAAGATAGAGCTAGATCCGAAGAAATTGTCTTACTCTTTTTATAAGAAACAAGACTATGAGCCATTTGCTGTGCCTTTTGGGTTTCCGGTTTTAGAAGATATCAACGCTAAGTTGGAATTGAAGAAAATGGATCAAGCGATTACAAGGACGGTTGAGAATGTAATACTTTTGATCACTATGGGGACTGAGCCAGATAAAGGCGGGATAAATGCTCAAAACCTTATGGCTATGCAAACACTGTTTAAAAACGAAAGTGTTGGCAGGGTTTTGGTCTCAGATTATACAACCAAAGCAGATTTTATTATTCCAGACCTCAATAAAGTTTTAGGCTCTGAAAAATATAGAGTCTTAAATGAGGATATCAAACAAGGTCTACAAAACATAGTTGTAGGTGAAGAAAAATACAGCTCGACCCAAGTAAAAGCTAAAATTTTTATTGATAGGTTGAAAGAGGCTAGAAATGCATTTGTCCATGATTTCTTGCAGAAAGAAATAAAGAGGATAGCTAAAAACTTAGGATTTAGATCTTTCCCTCAAGTTGTGATGAAAGATATCGACATGAGGGACGAAACTCAGCTTATGAGGGTCTCGACCAGATTGATGGAGCTTGGAGTTATCACGCCGCAGCAGGGAATGGAGATGTTCCATACTGGGAAGTTCCCCAATGCAGAGGATATCGCCCCGTCACAAGAGCGGTTCATAGAGGAAAGAGAAAAAGGTTATTACAATCCTATTGTCGGCGGCGTTCCAATGATTGAAGAGAAAGAGGAGACTCAGGACAAAAACCAGACAAACCAAGAGGCTGGTAGACCAGAGGGAACCACTGATATTCCATTATCTGAGTCTAGCTACTCAAGAAAAGCTATCCAGTCTACCGTTGGTTCATTGGAAAGTTTTAGGGAAAAAACTAAGTCTTTGATGAGGGAATCAATGAATATAAAGCGGTTTGGCAAAAAGCAAAACCAGATACTCGACAAACTGTGCGAGTCTGTTGTTTGTTCTTCAGAACTAGAAAATTGGGAACAAAACGCCATTTCCTGTGTAAACAATATAGAAAATTTGGAGTCGTTAGATATTCTGCCTGAGATTTTAGAGATCTCTGCAAAGCACGAATTAGATAACTATTCCGCAGCTATATTATATCACAGTAACCATGTCGTATAAATACACCACTAAGTTTGACGCTATAATTTCTCCTTGTGAGATAGGAGAGGCATCTTTTATTTCTTTAGCATCACTAGATAATTTACAATCACTTGTTCCGAAGGGGATTAATTTCGAAGAGAATATTGATTTGATGGGGGTCGCATTTAATGCGGCTGTCGTTAACATTTTTAACAGAAATGGTGATGGGATTGATTCTGAGACTGCTGCCAGATTTACAAAGAATTTTATTCACAAGCCAACTAATATCGAACACGACAAAGAGAAAATTGTTGGTCACATAGCATCAGCCGGATTCAGCGAATATGGCACTAACAAAATTATAGGTGAAGAAACAATCAAGAATCTTAAAAAACCTTTTAATATTGCTTTAGGGGCTGTTGTTTACAAGTCAGCGAACAAAGCTTTTGCGATGGCTTTACAAAGGTCTGTGGACCCCGAGGATTCCTATCATAATAAGATCTCAGCTAGTTGGGAAGTTGGCTTTACAGACTATAATTTAGCGGTTGGGAGCAAGAAATTAAGCGAGGCTCGCATTATAACGAACGAGGAGGAGAAAGAAGAATTAAAGGGAAGATTAAAGGCTTACGGCGGTAACGGTAAAACTGAAAAAGGGGAGAGTATATATCGTTTGATAACTGGCAACATTTATCCACTTGGGATCGGATTCACTGTAAATCCAGCGGCAGATGTTAAGGGCGTTTTCGCTCCACCGGAAGAATATCAGACTGCTACACCTAAAGATAGCGAAGAGAAAAAAATTTCACAAAATCAATTAATAAATGTAAAGACTAGAAAGAATAGTCCTATGGAAGAATCAATTATTTCAGAACTTAAGGATCTTCTTGTCGAAAAGAAGTTTTCAAAAGAGGCTGTAGCCTCGATGACTAGCACTTTCGCAGACGCAATTAAAGAAAAAGACGAAGAATATCGTAAGGATCTTAATCGCGCTCAAGAAGAGAAAGAGGCTTTTGCAAAAGAGAGTGAGGAACTTAAATCTTCTGTAGAAGAGTTAAAGACCAAATTCGAAGAGTCTCAGAAGAAAATCGCAGAATTCGAAGCTGCCCACAAAGCTGAACAGGCCGTGGCTAAGTTCAACGAGCGCATGGATGTCGTTGATCAGCAGTTCGATCTTGAAGACGATGATAAACAATTTTTAGCAAATGAGCTTAAAGAGCTTGACGAAACCGACGAGGCTTTCGCTTCTTTCCAAGAAAAACTCAATGTTGTTTGGAAGCATAAGAGCAAAGAAGCTAAGGCTGAGTTCGACAAGCAGATCGAAGCTCGTATTGCAGAGGAAGTTGAGAAAAGAATTGCCAAGGCTTCTGGCGAAGAGAAGACCGAGGAAGAAGTTCTTGACGATGTGGAGTCCTCCGAGGCTACCATTTGTAACTCTAACGAAACAGTTTCCCGCGAGGAGAAATCCCTGCGCGAAAAATTTTCTGCGGCTTTCGACCGTAGCAACATTGAAATCTCTTAAAACTTAACACACACAATATCATGGCACTCAGAATTTTACCATTCAGACAATATGACGAGAATGATGTGGTTAACTTGTTTGCTCTTGCCCCCGGCAAGGAAAACGACTCAACCACTGAATCAGATGCTGGTGATGGAGACGCTGGTGTTTTTGTGACCGTTGCTTCTGGCAACTTTGGCAAAGATCCCATCGAATACACCACCAACAGTTATCTCGGAAAAACGGATTACCCATTTGTTGGTCGCAATCAGTATCCTAGCGTGACGCTGAAATGCACCCCTGCTGTTGCGGACGGACCTCCACCTTTGGGTCTTACGCTTCTTCAGACAGCTAAAAACGACGAAAACGGAGAGAAGCTTCTCTACAACCCTCAGAAGAGGGCAGAGCTTCAGGCCGTTCTTCCCGGTCAGGCTGTTCCAATCTTAACCAAGGGTATCGTTACTCTTACCGCTGATGCTTGCGCTACGCACTTTACGACTCACACTGTGGGAACCGGAGTGAAGATTAGTGCTGAAAGCGGGAAACTCACAGGTTGCAGACCTGATACTGACACCGCTAAAATCGGAATCATTATCGGAACTGGCGACAGGACGGCTCAAACTGAAAACGATCAGTTTGCAGGAAGCGGAACTGAAAAGTATATCGTTGTAGCCCTTGGTCTTTAATTTTTAACCTTATTTACCTATGAAAATTTCTCTTAAAAGAACTCCAGAACAGGTAGAGCTTATTAAAGCTATGGCTTCTCGCAACCGTGCAGTTGCTTACGAAGCTCAGGTTGCTCTTGCAGAATTCATCGGGCCAGTTTTGGCCGAGGTGATTAACAACGCTCCTACTCTTAGTAATCTCTTTACGACCCTTCAGTTTAACGCTGATGATAATCCTTCGATTCCTCTTGATCTCTATTTTGACATCACGGATGAGGATTACGTCAAAGTTTACAGCACTGCTGCGGCGGGTGGTCTTCCACAGAATCAGGTGCTTCCCACCGCTTCTGAGATGAAGATTGCTACTTATAGCCTTGACTCTGCGCTTAGTTTTGATCGCCGTTATGCCGCCAAGAGCCGCATGGACGTTGTGAGCAAAACTTTCACGCGCCTTGCTCAAGAAGTCCTTCTCAAGCAGGAAAGAATCTCAGCTAACCTTATTATGGGTTCGCTTGCTGACGCCAGCACTAATTCGCTGAGTCACGTTCTTCGATGCAAGACTGATGGGCAGGTTCTTCTTCACGACTTGAACACCCTGCTTACCAGAGCCAAGAGGATTAACACTTCTTGGGCCAAGGGAACTCCCGCAAATCGTGCTGGAAGAGGCGTAACCGATCTTATCGTTTCTCCCGAGGTGACTCAGGAGCTTCGTGCGATGGCTTACAATCCAATCAATACGAGAGGTTCCAACACTGATATCCCTGCTACTGACGAACTCAGAAATCAGGTTTACAACAGTGCTGGTATCCCCGAGTTCTACGGTATCTCCATCATGGAGATTAACGAGCTTGGTGCTGCTCAGAAGTTCAACGACATCTTTGATGCCGCTGCTGGTTCTAGCACGTTCACAAAAGCTGACGGTGGCGAAGCTGATGTCTTCGACGGTGCAGCTAACAAGGACGAGATCATTGTTGGTCTTGATCGCTCTCGCGATTCTCTTGTTCGTGCTGTCGCTCTTGACGAAGAGAGCGGAGGCGAGTTTAACCTCGTTGCTGATGATCAGTATAGCATTCGTCAGAACAAGATTGGCTACTATGGCAGTCTTGAAGAAGGACGCATGGTTCTTGATGATCGCGCTCTTGTCGGTCTCATCGCTAGCGGAGTTGCATAATTCTTAACAACTATTATAAAAGCCGCCTTCCTGATGGGGGGCGGCTTTTTTTGTTTAAAATTTCACTGTAAGCATTACTATTAGTTATGGATGATAAAGATTTGGAGAAGTATAAAACCCAACTTAAAAGCTACAAAAAAGCTGTAAACGCAATGGATGTTTCATACGGCGTGGATAGAGAGCAACAGGAGGAGGCGGTTGGTGAGGTAGAAATCTCAAAAGCTGTAGAACCTAAAAAGTCTAAAGGTTTGGTTGAAGAGCTTGAGGAAATGAAGGCTAACGGCCTGACTGATACTGATGAGTTTAGAAAGAAGCAGACAAGGCTTGAAGAAATTTTAGGTGTTGATACTATCAATCCTTTTGGAACAAATGAGCTAGACATTTTTGAAGAGAAGTTAGGCCATATGACTTTTAGCGACATGCAGTCTTTAGCTCAGAGAGTTGGCTTGAACCCATATCACTCAGAGTCAAAGTTGAAAAAAACTTTAATCAAAGAGTTCAAATTCAAGAACAGAAACAACAGTAGAAACATTCTGCCTTCTAGCCCTAAACCTGTTTTTGATCCACAAAACCCTAAACACGCTGAGTTACTTAAAAAGTTAGGCGATTTGTGATTTTTAGTGTAATCATAGGTATATGAGTATATTAGGGGACTTATCGCAAGATATATTAGACAACGAGTTTGATGGTGATACTGATATAGCCACCACAGGTGCAATTAGTGGATGGTTAGAGGCTAATCTTGGCAGATTAAATTCTTTGATCTATACTAATTATAGTGGTAGTGGCGCAGATTTGGACCTAGAAGCGCAGTCTATACACAAGGAGCTGTATTTGTATCATTACTATACAAAACAGTCTAGGAACTCTCTGAGGGGGATTACAAGGTCAACAGGAGAGATTCTGTCCATATCTGATCAAAACAACTCGATTACCTTCGTAAACAGAAACGAAGTGTCAAAAGTATATCGTGGTCTCGCTAGCGATTCACAGGGAAGAATTGATAGGTTGGTTGCTCATTACAACATTTACCAAGCAGAGCCTCTGCAAGTCGGTGGTATTGAGGGTAGTTTTTACACTGGGCAGAATAGTTAATTATCCGTGTGATAATTTAATCATATCCTCCATGCTCAGTTTGCCGCCTTTCTTTTTAAGGGCATCGGAAAGGGAAACTCCTCCTTTTTTAGTCTCAGGCGCTATGACGCTCATGTCTTCTTTTGTCGCTCCAAAAACCATAGATGCATCAGCATCGTCCTTGATAAACTTAGAGTTAGAATCTTTATTTCTTTGAGCCTCTGAAAATGCCATCAGTTTTTCAGGGTCTTCTTTTATATTATCTGGGATATTTTCGGTGTGTTGGAATATATTAAAAAACATTCTACCAAATACAGCTACTTTTAACTGATGCACGGATAGTTTTGTTATCGGCTTGCCATAAAAACCATAAACATTTTCACACTGAGACATATACATGCTGAAGAACGGTCTTAACACGGCGTTTTGTAAGTTTGTCTCACTTAGCCTTTCTGCTATTTTATTTTGTTCTGAGTTGATTATAAGAAGCTCAATATCGTCTATCTCATCGAACTGCTCTTCGGAGAAAAAATTGTTTTTTAAATCAGGAGAATCAAAGATAAAATACCTTATCATTTCTTGAGAGGCTCTAGATGATGCGTAATCCTCTGCCGTTTTGCCTACAAGTTCTTTTCTTTTTTTCTGTAACTTTATAGATTCAGCTTCTTTTTCCTCTATGTCTTTTTGGAAAGATTCTTTTTGCGATGGGACAAAAAGCTTTTTCTTGGTTTGTTTCAAGTTTTCTATCTCCAGAGATAGAGATTTTATTTTACTCTCATCTGAACTAGACCACATTTCATCTTTATTAAGACGAGCTAAAACATCCTCTTCTGAGTCAACGCCTCTTTTGATAGCTAAATCTTTATACTTTTCGTAGTATTTGTGAAGATATCTTTGGTCTTGAATCGACACATGTTTTACAAAGGCAGGTGTGCCTCCGAACTCAATTTCAGAATAGCCGTCGAATATCTCTCCTATTATGGAGACATAGAATTCTTCGTTCACAGCTCTCCAGCTTCCATCTTCTTAATCAACGCATCAAACTCATCTGGAGTAGAAGCCTGATTAAAGAACCAAAAAGCTAAAATTGTGGAGACTTTTTGGATAAGCGCAAAATAAAACTCATCCTCAGATTCTTCTAGTTTATGGTAAGATTTGATTTTTTCCTCAAAATCCTCACCTTCGAAGTAACGATTGAACTTGTCAGACTCATCGTCATATACGCGAGTCAAGTTAAGAACATACCACAGAAGAAGCCTGTTCTGCGCTTTAATATCTGCGGTGTGGTCAAATAAAGACGAAAATGTCGATTCCATTTCGACAATCTCTTTTCTTGTAATAGCTACTTCCTTTTTTACCTTCTCCAAACGGTCTTTTTGTTTTTGTGTTTTCTTAGTAGCAGAATCAAGCCGCACATACTCATTTTGAAGATCAAGAGCGTCTTTATAAAGTTTTTGGTATTTTTCTGCATCTTCTTCGCTAAACAATCCTCCTGTGTCGCTATATTTTTTAGCCAACATAGCTTTAGTTAAAATACCTTTCTTGATGCACCTACTCATCTCGATAGAGTATTCTAACTCAGCCTCTTCAAGTTCGCGCCTAGATGGGCGCTTAATTTGGACCTCAATGGGCTTTTTTTCCTTAACCTTTCTTTTGGTTATGGTTACCTCGCCAGTTTTTTTGTTGGTTCTTTTAGACTCTTTTTCAGTCTCTACTTCCTTGTCTAAAGTAAATTGATAAAGTGTTTTTGCTTCCATTGCCTTTTTCCTACTTAAATATAAATGATATCTGGTAATTTTCTAGCTCTTCTTGCAAATTTCTTATCGAAGAATTGCCGTAGTCTAAGATTCTTTTCCTAATCCAAGCCATTTTTTCGGACGTAAAATGATCGGCGGTGTCTATAACTTCATGATATTCTTTAGGAATATGTTTATAGAGTTTTGCGTAATGAAAATCATGGTCTTGCTTCATGTCTTCAACCATCATTAGTAGCATTTTATATAGCTTAACAACCTCTTCTGTGGATCGTTTGTTTAAATTATTTTTTGGATTCATGCCTTATACCTGCTGATTATAGAAAAAATAGTGTAATTTTCTACATGGCAGGTTTTTTATCAGACTCTCAGATAACCAAGATAAGTGGGGTTTTCGAAAAACTCCACACCACTTTCGCTAGAGATATAACCGTATACAAAAACCCTAAAAAAACCGTTGTTTCCACAAGCACTAGATACAATCCTATATATGGCAGGAGAGACACAGGTTCGACATCTAGTATAACTTACGAAACTGTTTCTGGTGTTTTCCCTGCTAGAATTTATTATGTGAGTTCTGATGAGGAATATTTAGGTGGAGACGGACAGGCTAAGATTATTTTACCAGCGGGTTCTGCAAAAATAACTGTAAAGAAAAATGGCTATGAATTCATAAAGGAATCAAGGAGGGTGGAATTAGATGGTCAAAAATTTAGTATAAAAAGTGATGGAACTCCGCAGGGTTTTACCGGGAATCAGTTTTACACTTTTTTATTAACCCCTCTTGACGAAGGAGAATAATGGCAAAACTTGATCCAGATGTTATTGCTGCCATTCAAAGGCAAGGCCCCAAACTAGTCAAAAGAGATCTAGATAAAGAATTCAAAGAGAAGTTTGATGAGGTTAAAAATAAAATGATAAAAGAGTTTTTAAATCATCCTGTTTCTGTAGAGATTTCTGGTGGATCTGCTGCTGGAAATGTTAGTGGAACTTTGGGCGGTATTACTAACTTGTTCGCTTTTATTGGTTTTCCTAGTGGTGATGAACCGTTGCAGCCTATTTTGGAAATACTTGAAAAAACCAGTTTTAGGAGAGAGGGTCCATTAAAAAAAGGCGCAAGAGTTGGTTATACTTACGCTATAGAATTACCAGAGACTCAAAAAATATTTGCAGCAACTCCTCTTCCTTGGGCGACAGGAAGAAGCTGGGCCAAAGGAATAGAAACTGGTTTATCTGGACTTGGGTTTTTACTTAGAAAGAAATCTAGGGCTAGTAGGTCTGGTGAGGCGATACAAACGTCCAGAAAAGTTCGCGGAGGAAAATTTCAAAATGTTCCATACATCTCTGCCTTGCTTGATAAATATAAAAAAGAATTTGAGAAGATAAAATGACAGAACAATTTCAGCACAAGTTTACTACATCCTTCATGCTTTGGTTTGATAACTTTCTTTTGACCAAGGGAGAAGCATTCAGTAACAAAACGGGTAGTTTTTATTATTACGAAGACCCACATTTGCACTCTACTTTTAAGGCTTATGGTAGTCCATACAAACAGTGGGTCACAGATTCATCTATTTCAAGTGCTGATATTCCAGATGGAGTCTTTATTAACGGCGCTGTGTCTGGAAGGGGTGACGGTGTTAAGCTAGATTTTGAAAACGGTAGGGTCTTATTAGATCATAGCTCCAGTTCTTTAAACGTAACTGGATCGTTTGCTGTAAAAGATTTTAATATTTATTATACAAATGATACCGAAGACGATTTAATTGTAGAGCAAAAATACACTGTTAATTCTAGGCTTCCGGGTGCCTCTCAAGGTGCCATATCTCCATACGATCAAGTTGTTCCAGCTATTTTCTTATCTAATCAAACAATGGATAACAAAGGTTTTGCTTTAGGGGGTATGGAGGAAACCACTGTTCGGGCTAATGCTGTTGTTTTGGCAGAGGATAGTTATCAGCTAGACGGGGTTTTATCTATATTTGGTGATTCTCATAATGAGACTTTTAATCAAATACCCATGAGCGGACACCCTATGAACGAATACGCTGATCTTAAAGAGGGAACGTATTCCTATACTGATTTATCTAATAATCATTCATCTAGTCGCCCTTTTTACATAGAAAATGTAACGACTTCAAAACTCGCAGATAGAGCTAGGAAGTCATTAGCTAATGATTTATTCGTTGGCTTTGTTGATTTCGAGATACAAACCCATAGGCTTAGATTCCAATAAAAATTTCACAAAACACGAAAAAAACTGTAATCATTTAAAATAAACCACCGCTATGGCAAGAAATAGAGTAATTTATCAATCGGAGGCTCTTTACTCCTCAGAAAGCGTTCAATCCCGTCAGACAGGGGTTCATGCTCAACTGTGTCGAGTTCAAAGCGCAAACTACAATTTTAATATAACTAGA